AATTCGTTTCTTAAATTCCAAAAAAAAACCATTGCACCAAATACTACATCTAAAGTCATTTGCTTCATATTGTACTTGTCAGCAGTTTCATAATCTTCTATCAAGTATTTATTCTTCTTCTTAAAAGTTATTGGTCTGTATAAAACAGCCATAGCTTTGTGCATAAGCTGCCAGTCAGCTAAGTAATTATCTAAATCAACATATTCACCAAAGGTCATGTCATCTAGCTTGGGTATAAAAGCAAAGTCTTTCTCTTGGTACTTAAATCTATCAATGAACTTATTCTCCTTTTGATTAAATAGCTTAGATATTTGAACTACTATTGATTCTATATCTTTTGCTTTAATCAGCATTACTTGTTTCAGCGTTACACCACAGAATATTTCTATCATTTTCTGCTGTAAGAAGTTGTTCATCTCCTTATCTTCTGCAACTTTTAACCATTGCTGGTACTGATTTAAAGTAACTTCGCTTAGTGATTCGGGTATGTTTAGTGTTAGCTTCATATTATTAAGTCGTTAAAATGTTTAAAATGATATCCACGTTTTTAATATAAATGATAAGTTCCTCTGTTTTCTAGTTGATATGTAACAGCATATCTAAGAGCATCTAAGGCATGGTTATACTTATCTATAGGTGTTTGGCTTTTTCTTTCTAGCCAGCAATAGTTATTAAGTTCTTTAATTAGATCTGTACTTTCTGGAGTTATTACTAAATCATAATCTTGTATCATAGTAATACCATAGTTAACACTACCTTGACCTTTTATAGAAGGTACTATGTTGCAGTAATGAGCAATCTCATTTATTAATCTTGGTTCTGCTGAATCTGCTACTATTAAATTTTCACCAGCAAACTTTTTATTTAAGTCTGCTATTTGGCTTGTAGTTAATCCAGCTTTATAAAAACATAAATCAACATAGATAATTTTATTCTGTTTGTCTATGCTTGTTTTAACAAGTGTTGATTCATCTTTAGAAAAACCATAATCTTGACCAAGTATAATTTTACTGACTTCTTTAAATGCTCCTAATTTCCAATTGTTGTAAATAACACCTTCTGCTTTATTTAGCCAAGCTCCTTCTATTGTGTGCTTAAATCTTTCAGGCCTTCTTATCTTCATTGTCTCTATCTGGTTAATATAGCTTTCAGATAGGTTTTCAATATTGTCTAGGTATGTAGAATGTATGTAGGTTGTATCTCCTTTAGTTGTGTTGCTGCCAGCTTCTACACCTCTTGATTCAAACCACCTTTGATAAATGAAATGTTCTTTGGTAGTTGGGTTAAGTATTAGAATAATTCTATTGTCTTGTACTTTGTTTCTTACAGACAAATCAATTTTGTCAAATATGTTTTCATCGTTTAGTTCTTCTGCTTCATCCATTACCCAAGTAGTAATACCTGTTAAAGATTTAAGATTTGCAGTTTGATCACCTGAGCTTGTTTTGATACCTCTAAATATTATCTTACTACCATTGCCTTTATTTATTATTTCGTCTCTAGTTATTTTAAACTGATTTTGAACATTTAGCAATTCTAACTTCTCAATAAATTCTGGTATTATAGAAATGCCAGCAGCTCTTAAAGTATATCTTGTAAATAATATATTATGGCCAGCTTCATAAGTAAGCATTAATAAAAGCGTGTTAATAGCAAAAGACTTGCCTGAACCTCTACCACCAGTTACAATGAAGTATCTTGATTTAACGCTTTTTAAGACATTATATTTTTTACTTAAAGCTAATTGCACCTACAAGCTTTTTAAAGTCGTGATTCACCATTTCTGTAGTATTTAAGTCTACTGTGTCTTTTGGTTTGCCATGACAGTAATGAAAGTATAATTGTACAAATTGAAAGTTTCCTTTTTCTAATCCTTTTCTCATAGCATCCATTGCTAAATCATCTAAAGGAGATAACTTCTCTATTAACTTTATTTCTTCTGATCTTGGCTTTCTACCAGCACCTTCTCTTTTTCCTCCATGTTTGTTCATCTTGATAAAACTTGTTTATTCAAATTGTTATTCTTAATTGTTGTTTATGTTGATTAATTCTTTTCATTGCAGATTTATAATATTCTTTGTCAAGCTCACAAGCGGTTAAATCATACCCTAAATTATGACAAGCAATTGCTATTGAACCACTTCCTAAATGTGTATCTAATATTTTATCGCCTTCTTTTGCGTAGTTTATTAAAAGCCACTCGTAAAGTTTAACAGGTTTTTGTGTTGGATGTATTCTTACTTCTTTGTTTTTCATATCTCCTTGCAACATTCCGTGCCATTGAAACTTAAATATTTTAGCAACTGAATTAAAAGATGTCCAAGCCATTTCGCAATCTGCATATATATTTCCTATTCTTTCCTTATCCCATATTACAAAGCTATTACTACTATATAAATTTTCTGTAAAATAATTCCCTCCCCATATTATCTGATTTTTACTTACCCTAAATAATTCTTGCCAATAATCTTTATTTGGTTTAATATCCCAATCATCACAACCACTCTCAAAATTTCTTTTTGCTACTCCCAATCCATCTTTATTTCTACTAGGTTTTTTACCATAAGGCGGGTCAACAATAGCCAAGTCAAAGTAATTGTCTTCATATCTAGCCATAAGCTCCATATTATCTTCATTAGTAATATTCATTCAAAAACTATTTCTTCGTTAGGAAGTGGTACTTCTACGTTGAACCATTCTTTTAGAAAGTCTCTGCATTGTGTGTGAAATACCTCTTGTTTAGTAGTGGTGTTTTCTGTTGATGAAGAAGGGACTTTGATAACTTCACTTGTTTCTGGATTTACCTTTTCTTCATATAAGAATAAAGACTTGTACAGATTGTGAGCTTTCTCTATGTCCCATGTTTCCCCCCATTCGTTTTCAACTGCTTGTATAGTTATAGGAATAACAACTCCAAAGTAGTAAGCGTTCTGTTGGTTGCTTCTATGGTTTGTTTTCCTTTTCACTATTATTTCTATTTCTTTTCCTTCAAAGCTTTGTACAGCTTGTTTTACTTTAGCTCTGTTTCTAATTAGTTTGCCATTAACAACTTTTGATATGACTTTAATTTGTTTCAAGATCCACAGCTAATACATTCTTCGTCATCTATATCACAACTTCTTTCAGGATTGTTAGAGGGAGCATTTACTATTGCCCTTACCTTTTTACCTAAGTCTTGGTCATTGGGTGTTAAACCAGCTAAAAACTGTAGTTCTCGTAATATGTTGTCGTTATCTTTCATTTGGCTTTTTGTCTTTAAATATTTTACTTAGTTCTTGTTTGTGTTTAGTTAGGTATTCTAGTAGTTTGGCTTTAGGTTGTTCTCTAACTTTCCTGTTCATATGCTTTATATAATTTGTTTAAAGTGTTGTATAATTCTCTAACACATGAGCCGCAAGAAGAAGTTTGTTTATTTGCTTCAAATACTCTGTTGTATATCTCTAGCATCTTGTGTTGTTCGTCTCTGCTAATAACTTGTCTATGTACTGACATGTAATTATGAAGCCAGTTATATTCTTCTTCTACTAAGCAGTTTTGTTTAGTAGTGTAAGGGAATAAAGCATTTAGTTTAGCTTGTCTTTGATCGCATCCACAATCTTCTCCAGCTATCCACTTTACCAGCTTATCTATTTTTGTTGCTTTGGTTACTTTAGCAATTGTATCTCCTAAACCTTTTGATTTCTTTTTAGCCATTTATTTTTCTTTTTATTTCTTCTTTACATTCTTTGACAGTTTTAAATACTGTCTTGTAACTTATCTTCGTGGCCTCAGATAGTTTTCTAATAGATCTAAACTCTTTACTATAAAGCTTAAACATCTTTTTGTGAAACCATTGAAACCCTTCAATAACACCATCAATCTTTTCATAAAACTCTGCTGCACTTTCTACTTCTTTATCTTCTATGTCTGCGCTTAGTGGTATGCTAGACTTCTCAGACCGCATCATATCAGCTATAATATTTCTTATTCTTAAGTATACTATTGCATAATTGGGTTGTCCGTCTATTATTATAGTCGTAGATTTTAGCTTTTTATCCCTTAATTCTTGATAAATTTTTAAATAAACTTCTTGTACTACATCTTCAGCAGTCATTGAATAGTACAAAGGCATCATTCTTTCTGCCATTAAAACCCACGAAGTATGCTTTCTATATAACCTACTTAGTATTTCATCCTTACTCATTTGTTCTTATATTTTTCTATGACATCAAGTAGATAGAATCTATCCCATTTGAAGCCATACTTCTTAGACATTTGAGTGGTCAGGGTAATCTTATCAAATCGTTCTTGTCCTATCTTTAGAATGAGGTTATCTCTGTAGGGTAACAGATTGCCAGATAGGAAGTAGTTACATCGCTTGCATTGGCCATGAACATTATCTTCATTAAATTTTGTGGATGGGTGGTTGCCAGCACTATAGAAGTGTCCAGCTTGGAGTGTAGTATATTTACCACAAGAAATACAGGGTTGGTCTTGATCCCTTGTTCTTATGAACTTGTGAAAGTGTCGTACTGCTATCGCTTTTAATTGCGATACTGTTTTATCTTTTAATTTTGCCATCGTGTGTAACGATGACCAAGCGATGCTAAATTATA